TTGGTTGCCCAGATAACTTGTCCCGATAACCGCGCCCGTCCGTAAACGCGCGGTATCGGAGCACCTTCGGTCGAGGCCATCACCTCCAGATCGGCGAGGCGCGGCCCTTCCTGCGAAATTTCACGGCGATTGGAGAAGAGTGCGCGATCGATTGCATTGCCGGCGAGTGCGCCGATGAGGCGGCCGGCGATGGCGCCGGCCGGACCGAAAACCGCCGTGCCGGCGGCTGCGCCGGCGGCTGAAAGAACAAGTGAGGCCATGGCTGAAAGGCTTTGTAGTCGTGACGGAAAGAGGAAAAATATGAGCGTGACCAGCTGGTTAAGTAGTCACGCCGGGAAACCGGAAAGCAAACGCAAGACGCCTTCGCCACCACGGCGCGATGGCGACTTCGGCGACTGCCGCACCATCATGTGCGTGCACCATCATGTCTGCCGCTGTCACAATGGCAGCGTGCTTGCCAGGCAGATTTGCGCGCCAGCGGAACAACACGACGTCGCCGGGTGCGATGTCGGTGCAGGAGATAGCAGCCAGGTGGCGGGCGGCCGCTTCGGCCAGCGATTCGGTGCAGGTCGCCTCTGCCCAGTCAGGCGCGTAAGGGAGCACGGGCTCGGGCTCTGCCCCGACCACGGCGCGCCAGACTCCGCGCACCAGCCCGAGGCAATCGCAGCCGACGCCCTTGAGAGAAGCCTGATGTCTGTAGGGCGTGCCGATCCAGCTTCGCGTTTCCGCGACGATGTCTTGCCGACGAACGGACATGGCTCAACCCTGCCGGCTCGCGCCATCGTTGCCGGGCTGCCCCTGGACGGGATAGCTGATGACAAAGTCGTTGCCGGGAATGTGCGGAAAACCACGGAAGTTTATGGTGTTGTTGAAGCGGCCTTTGCAGGTCTCAAAACGCTTGTCGCAGCCGGCCGTGACGGCGAACATGTCGCCGGCCAAAACGGGCTCCGGCATCGCCTGCCAGAGATCGATCGTGACGGTGGCGTTTCTGCGATGGTTTTTCACCTCCACGCTTAAACCGGCATTGGCGCCGCTCGTGAACGTGAGTTTGCCCGCCGTGAACCAGCCGTCGTCGAAATTATCAAGTCCGCTTGCTGTGAACGCGGAGCTTGCATTCATGCTGATTACCACGCCGTTCCCGCGAAAGACGGCGCCCATGAGATCGATCCCGCAGCGGTGGTCCCCCAAATCGGCCGAACAGGTCGCCGCATAAAGCCGCCCGCTCTCCTGTGCGAGTTGCTCGCTCAAGCCCCGCACTTCAGCTGTGAATCCCCCGCCTTCGCGCCTGACTTCGCCGAGCGTGCCTTTCGTGAGAACAACGCGCAGGTCAGGCTCACTCCAGTCAGTGAGCCATAATTCGACGGCGGCCCCGTCATAGCGTCCCGCGGCAAGATCGGTCTCGTTGAGTGTCCCATCGGACAGCGCGCCGGATATCTCGGAGCTGTCGACAGCGAGACCGAGTTTTTGCGTCGCCTCGCTTCCCGACAAGCCACTGCCGGCGTGGCAAACGACATCGCCGAGCGGCACATCCTCATCATGATCGGTGAAGCCCTGCGTCACTCCATCTGTGCGGGTCACGATCCAGCAGCGGCAGAGGGTTGTGACGCCGGAGTCGAGTTTAGCCTGCAGGGCTGGGGGAATTATCCTCATGGCCTGATCTCCACCAGCGGAATTTTCGGAATTGCACCGGCCGTGAAAGCAGACAGATCCATCTCGAGATAGTCGGTGTCGAAGCGCACGGGCACATCGAACAGGAAGCCGGTAGAGACTGCCGCACCGTTTGCGGGAACATGGCCGGGGAGAAACGTGATGACGCCCGTCGTCGTATCGACGGTGAAATCCGTCCCCTCCTCTATTTCATTCTCCGCGACCGCGACGCGCACGCTGTGCGGGACCGGTTTCGCAATTGGCCGTTGATACGGCAGGTAAAGCGCGCCGTAGGTTTTGCTGAGCTGGAATGCCGCCCTCGCGCCGTTGCCAGTGCCAATGATTTGGTCGGTTGGCGCTATCGATACTCCCGGCGCGCCGGACGAATGATCGAGCCGGTCCCGCCAACGAAAGCCGTAAAGACGCCCGCGGCGTTCCTCGAAGAAGGTCAGCACCTGCGACAGCGCCTCGAAAGTTTTCACGCCATAACCGGCGTCGTAGCGCCGGCGCGAATGTGCCCAGCGCGCATTGCGTTCCTCGGCGCCCGACCCAAGCGCAACCACATCGGTGCGCCGTTGCGGCCCGCCGGCGCTCCTCAGTGCGATGTCGAGCGGAAACAGGATTTCGTGGAAAGCTGTCATTGATCAAAAACTGCGTTGGCCGCGCGCAACCGCGCGGGCGATCTGACCCGTGATGTATGCCTCCGAGCGGCGGAAGCTTTGTGCGTCAGGAGTCGTGATCGTAACCGTGACATTGGGCGCGTGGCTGGCGCCGCTCATCGCAATGCCCAGTCGCCCATCTGATCCGCGCGTCAGCGGAACGATTGCTTCGGGGCCGGCTTCGCCTGCGAGCCCCATGGCGCCCGACGAGAGCGGGAAATAGGCCGGCGTGCCTATGACGCCGCCTGCCGCGAATGGTGTGATTGCCCGTGCGCGCACGGTGTCCGAAGCATCCCCACCGCCGCCGAACAGGCTGTCGAACAGCTTGCTCAGGCCGCCGGCCAGACCCTTTGCGGCGGGGTTGAATGTTTGCGTGACCGCCATGTTGGAAAGCCGCAAGGCGAGTTGCTTGAGCACATCGTCGAACTGCTTTCCGCCCGCAGTCGCGTCTGCGAAGGCTTTGCTTATAGTTTTCGCGAATGAAGTGCTGCTGATGCCCAACATGGTGGTGCTGCTGCGCATCTTGTCGAGCGTGTCGGGTAAGTCGTTCTGCAATGATGGTTCGACGAGGTTATCGCTATCGCTCATCTGGATATCTCCTGATCAGGTCGGTGAGTGCGCGTCGATCGAGCGGTGGCCCGCGGCCGGTTGCCGCTTCGATGGCATAGGCGAGCTCGCGCGGTGTCATGCGCCAGAATTGTTCGGGCGAAAGCCGCAACACGCCAAGACCGAAGCCGATCGCCTGTTTCCAGGGAAATGGCGTCATCCGTCCGCCTCGCCGAAAGTGGCCGCAATGAGCTCCGCCGCGATCCGTACGCAGCCCTGCACGCCGCCATCGATCGCCATGGCGGCAACGTCCTCATCACTCACTGCCTCCCCTGCCCCACGTAACCCCGCGCCGATGATGCGCGTGAGATCGCGCGCCTTCAGCCGGCCCGTTCCGAGACGCTCGGTGAGCGCGACCAGATCGTCGGCGCCGAATGCATCCTCAAGTTCGGCGAGTGCGCCGAGCGTGAGCACCAGCCGGCGTGTTTCGCCGCCAATCTTCGCCTCAATCTCACCGCGATGACGGTTGGCCATATTAGGCTGCCGCGAAGTTCAGCTCGCCGGCGGACTCCAGCGACATGTCGTATGTCAGCTCGCCGTTATGCTCGCCGGCGAATTCCAGACTTGTGATCTGGAACGGACCCTGGACGGTCCCGAAAGCCGGAATGACGATCTGATAGCCGACGATGGTGCCGTTGAAGAACGCCTGGCGCATCAACGCGTCACTCGAGGCGTCCTTGAACAGACCGCGGCCTGATACCGAAGCGCGCTTGATGCCGGCACCATCGAGTAGCTCGCGCCACCGGTTGGCGCTTTCCGCGTGAGTGATATCGACCGTTTCGGCATTGAATGCGAGACGGCGCGTCCGCAGGCCGGCGACCGTTGCGTAGCCAGTGCCGTCAGCAATTTTGACGAGAAGATCCTTGCCTTTTTGAGCAGTCATTAAATCGTCCTTTCGTTAGATTGGTTCGGTCACCGCCCGAAAGCGCACCAATGCGTGATAGGTGCGGCCATCGGCTTCGCGGCGCACGTCAGCAACGGCGAAGCGGAAATTGACCAGGTGATGACCCGCGAGGATGAGAGGTGCATTGTCGAGGGCCTGCATGAGCGCGCCGGTGACGAGATGCGCTTCGCGGTGGCCGTCCTGGCGTGACCACGCGTGGAGCGTCAGCTGATGCTCTTCGGATGGTTCGCTTCTCGTGGAAAAATCGACGATGCGTGTCTCGCCGAGGGTCACGTATGGAAATGCGGCCGCGCGCGGCGGTTCGTCATAGACTTTGGCACCGCCGAGCACG